AAAGAACGCAGGTCTCCAAGGGTATTTATCAATCCCAACGAGTAACAACCAATTCTATAGAATTATCTTCCATTTCCCATTCCTCTTCTATTTGAAATCCCATATCCTTAACTTGATTATGAATAGTCATACGAGCATACTGTTGATTTACCTTATCAATAAATCTTTCTACTGGAATAGGTTGATTCCAAGTTTCTAAGTCTGCTACCAATTCATACTCATTTGTCATTGGATTTAATCTAAACCCAATGTCATTAGCAATGGCAAGATCTGCAATTACAGTTTCATGTTTAATTCCATGAGCACCTGTAACTCTTAATTCTTGATCTTCTTGTACATTGTATTGTAAAAGTTCTAATGCTTGTTGTAACTCAGGTTTGTTCCTGATTTTCGTTTTGATTGCGCTGAAGTGTGACATGTTCGTTAACGATAGCAGGTTGGTAAAATTCTGGTTTAAATTGACGAGTTTCTAACTCTCCAAGTTTCTTTTCAATTGATTCTGTTAGATTTAGGCATTCATGAGATGCTGCCCCAATAACTTCTTCAGTTACATAACCATCCTGTCGAATAGTAAACTTGAGTGTGCGTTGTTTAGGCATATTTAGAATGAGTGATGGTGAGTGTCTATGTCGCCATGTTCAATATTATCTATCTTCTCAATATGACCATGATCTATATCAATATGCCATTTTTTCTCAAGAGCATCAGCAATTCTTTCGAGTGATGATGCTATTCTATTAAATTCTTCACTCATAATCTAAAAAGTTTTCATATATTATAGCATATATTTATCTACGTGCCACCATTCCCACTATTCCCAGAAACACCATTAGACCCAGAACTACCATTAGCATTACCATTTCCCCCATTGGCATATCCGTTAGAATTTCCGTTATCGTGCTTTCCATTTCCATTAGTTGTTTTTTCATGGTGTCTACCTCCACCCCACCAACGACCATGGTAGGTGCTCTTTATAGGTACACACGCCTTTAGTTTTTTATCATACTTCATTCCAACAGGACATGTCAAATCTTCCTTCAAGTCCTTAAACCTTTTCATTAGAGGTTAGAAATTGTGAGGTTATTAACAGCACCCACACCAACCCAAGCAGAACCACTATAAACTTCTAATTGTGCAGTGGTTGTATTGTAGATAATAGATCCAGTTGCTGTAGTTATACCAGTACTATCTCTAGATGAAGTGGTTATTACAGGAGGAACAAGACCAATAGAGGCAGTAACAATACCAGCAAATATAGCATCTCCCCCCGAAGTTAAAGTAGCACCAATACCAGTACCACCATCATAATCATATCCTATATCAACCCCACTTCTAGCAGTAACAAGACCAATAGAATCTACATTCTTTACATTCTCTTTAAAGATAGTACCACCAACTGAAATATCACCATCAAAGTAAGCAACTACAGTAGTTGTAGCAGAACCAGCAGTAGGTCCTTTACCAACATATAATGAATATTCAGATCTAGCAGTTGTAGCAATACCTACATTCTTAGTTGTACTAACACCAACACTACTTGATGCCCAAGTGCCAGCAGCACCTGCAGATCCACCACCTTCAGAAGGAACAAATAATTCTGAACTAGTATCCCATGCTAAAACCCAATTATTTGTTTGGATACCTGCTCCAACATCAACATCCTGCATACGAGCAAGAAATACTTCACCACCTCCACCTATAGTGGATAGTTGCTGTTGAACTCTATTAATGAATAATCTATAGTGCTCTGCTAATTTTTCATGAGTTACATAAGTCTGATCTAATGGAGTTAATGGATCAGAGTTCTTTTCATTAGGAGGTATATTTAAAAGACCTTCTGTTAATTGCTGTTGTTCATCATTAAACTTCTCTAGAACTTCTTCTAATTTATTAATTTTATAAGTGAGATTGGTACTTCTTTCTTCTAATTCATCAACTCTTAATTTCTCTACAAGATTTTTAAATTCATTTTGCAGATCCTGAACATGCTTTTCGTTAACAGTAAAGTTAACATTTAAATCTTTGAGTTTTTCAGTTAAATTCTTCTCAAAATTAACAACTGCAGGGACTAAAGTATCCTTCATCTCCTGATAATACTTAGAAGTACTAGTATCTAAGTTCTCTTGTAATTCTAAAATTTCATTAGAAAGAGTTTCTTCTACTTGATTAATTCGTTTCTCATAATTCTCTAACTTCTTATTTTCACTAACTTCTCTTTGTTTAAAATCTTTTTGAAGAGTATCATAAGTAGATGATAATGCTGTTAAATCCTCAAGTAATTCTTCAATCTCTTCAGTTTTTTTAAGTAAATTCTTATCAAGTTCTATCTCTTTATTATCAACTCTTTCCTGAAGATCCTCAACACTCTTATTAATAAGAGAAATCCTTACACCCATTTCATTGGATATCTCTTTAACTTCCTTTTCAGTTTTTACTTTAGTTTCTACTAAAAGACTCTTATACTTAGGAACTTCCTGACCAACGAACTCATTAAATTTTTCCTTTATATCGTTGATATTTGACTTATATTGATCTTCTATTTCTTTTGCAGTACCATCTATATGAGAAATTTTATTCTCCACATTCAATTGAGTATCTGCAAAAAATTTCTTATATGAAGGCAAAACCTTCTCTATTAAATTCTCTACTTTCTTCCCAATACCCTTAACTTCCTCTTTTACAGTAGAAACCTTCTTTTCATTAATTGACTCAATATTCTTAGTTACTTGAGCAAGACTAGATTGTATTTCCTTATGAACACCCTCAACTTGAGATGTTAAATCATCTTTAAAGTTATTAAATCTACTATCAACTCTAGTTTCAGAATCTACAATTAATGTTTTATATGCAGGTACTTCTATACCTATAAAATCATTTACTGTTTCTGATAGAGAAGCAAAATCCTTTTTGATTTCTAAGATACTCTTAGAATTTAAAGTTTTTACCTTATCTTGAACATTCTTTATTGACTCTTCTACAAAGAAAAGATGTGCCGTCATAGCCTCATCTAAATCTTCTTGTTTAATAAGAGCATCAATATTTTCTCTTATCTCTTCTACATTCTTAGATAAAAGTTCTACTTTTTGAACATTATTTTCAAAACTATCAAATTTATTTGTAAAATCAGAAATAGATTGTATATGATTTAAATTAGTCTTAAAGACATTAAATGCTTCAGATAAATTCTCTATTTTTTCAGGTGCAGCAATAGTAAGACCTTCCTTGACTTCATCCATAGAAGTGGAAGGATTCTTAATATAAAATTCTGACGGTTTCTTAAGTGGCACCTAATCTATACTCCATCTACAAGTATATTTATTTCAGTCCTTTTTGGACGCTTTTTGTTCCCCCTTTATCAACTTCGCTAAATCAGCAGTTGAACCTACAAATAAAGCATTGTTAGTAACATTAGTTGGACCTTTTGTATCCTCTTCATTAACATCTTTAAGTTTTTTCTGAAGATCCATTAACTTATCAGTAGCATCAGAAACGCTTTTAATAAGTTGACCAGCAACTTCATATGCTCTTGGCATCTCACTATCTTGAGCTAGTTCTAGAATACCATTAATAGCTTCTTGTCCTTTCTCAATTATACTATAAAGATTGCCTCTTGTATACTCATAATCCTTGGTAATATCATCCTTTGTAAGTCTATCGGGTTTCTCTCTAGGAATTACTTCGGACTTTTCTTCCTTTACTACTTCTGCAGCAACATTGAAAGTTTTATCTAATTTAGTAAATTCTGTCGCCATAATTAATCAGTCCATCCAGTAGTAGTGCCATCAAATCCAAAGTCATCACCCATTTCAATCAAGTCATCATCAGAATCAGTAATGGACTTGATTGG